TGGGTCTGGGAGGTAGACGAAGACCATGAGGATGAGGATATGCCCAAGAAGGAAGATGAGCCTAAAAAGAAGTCCGAGGATAAGTCTGAAGATAAGCCTGAAGATGATGGGGATATTCAAGGGCTGTTCAATCTTATTTTAAAAAACTTTAGTTTGTTCAGTGAAATGATTGAGAATATGCGTGGAAAAATTAAGGATGAAACCAAAGATTAACTTTAGAAAAGGGGGTAGATTGATGTTGAAAGTTGCAGTATGTTTGGTGCTTTGCCTGATGCTGGCCACGCCGGTATTTGGTATCGACCGGGACGTTGATATTAGCGCAGAAGGCCGGGTGGAATTGAACACGGTCTCCTATAATGAACATCTGCGCACAGGTATGGACGTCCGTGGTGAGGGGGTTGTCAACCTCGATAATTTAAGCCTTCTCAATGCAGATGATTTCGATCAGGCTTACGATCTGGAGCTGGCCAGCGCGGAAGACACTTTGCGGCCGCTTGAAGGAGTAACTGCGCTGCTTTCTGAGCAGGCCACACATGCTTTAAAGGTAGCGCCAGACACCGGGGACGTTGCCACGGTTGGTGCAAGTTACGTGCACAGCGTGCCTGCCCCGGCAGATGACGCAGTGGAAGAAGCCGAGGAAGAAGAAGCAGAAGAAATCTACAGCTTTAGTGAGCTGGATATCAACGCCGAGGCCCAGGTTACCGGCGGTGAATTGAGGACACATGTTGATATCGAGTCCTTGGATGCCGGGGTTAAAGAAGAGCTCAGGGTCGAAGGCGAAGTTTATTATGCTGATGATATTACTGTTGATGAATTGCACGAGGTAGAAATTGAAGTAGACGAGCTGGATTAAGCCGGAGACCACTGAATCCGTGAATACGGCGTAGGTGGTTGCTTGCACGGTTCGGTGCGGCGGGGCAGGGTTATCACCGCTGGCCGCTTGGCTAATGCCAGGGCCTGCCTCGCCAATCCTCAAAAAAAGGAGGAGTTATTATGCCGCGGAGGGATAGACAAAGACCGGACTATTCTTTAGTCCGTGATGCTTTGCGATACAGGAAGCTGGTCGGCCGCCAGCCCGGGCCTACGCCGGAAAGGCAAGTGCCGGCAAGTCCACAGCAACCAGCGCAACAGCGCCAACCAGGGCCACAGCCAGCACGTCCGCCTGCACGTCCCAGGTAAGTATGTCTCCCTAAGTAGGGAGTGACGCTTATGGATAATAGTAAACCTCAGATTCTTACTGTAAGGAAAGACCTGGGGGTAAATACTGATTATGTCTATATTGTCCCCTTAAGTGATTTGCATATCGGAGGGGATTTTTATGACAGCGCTTTTTTGAGAATACGTGATTGGATAGTAGATACCCCACACGTTTATTGTGTAATCAACGGAGACATACTGGAGATGGTAACGAAGAAGTCTAAGGGCGATGCTTACGGGCAATTAAGGCCGAAAGAGCAGCGCAAGCTGGCTATTAAGTACCTTGAGCCACTTGTAAGGAGCGGAAAGATCCTGGCTTATTTAGACGGTAACCACGAGGCCAGGGTGCAGGATGAAACGGACGAGTATGTGGGAGAAACAATTTGCGAGAATCTTGGAATTCCATCTCTTTATCATCCGGATGGAATTTATTTATTTTTATCTGTCGGTCATGACCGTTCGCAGAATAAAAAGACAAGGTTGCTTTATACCATGTATATGCTGCATGGCTGGACGGCCGCCAGGAGGATCGGCGGTAAGTTTAATAATCTGGAAGATATGCAGCGTATAGCTCATGCCGATATATTTCTAATGAGTCACATACACCAAAAGGGTGCATTCCCGAAAAAGATAATTGTGCCGGATCCGCGACATAAAAATATTGCTTTTAGGAAGCAATTATTTGTCGCTGCCGGGGCGTTCTCTGAATACGCCGGCTATGCGGTTAAAAAGGGTTATGCTCCGACTGAACTGGGAATGCCTTATATTGGATTATCGGGGAGAACAAGAGATTTTTGCGCGACAATTTAGGAGGTTTTAAAGATGCCAAGACGGAGACGACCGGAAGAAGAGGGAATGATGCCGCAACCTGATAGGCCCATTGCAGGAGGCGCTCCGCCGGATGTACCCGGGATAGGGGTGCCGCCGGGAGAGCTGGATCAACCCGGCCAGGTGCCGCGTCCGATGGGAGAGCCAGCCGAGGGGCCGCCGATGCCGCCGCCGGGTATGGGCGAACCGGGTATGGAAGCACCCGAAGGAGATCCGCTTTCCCCGGAAACCGATCCCGGTGAAGACGTTGCTCCGCCGGAGGCTGTGCTACCGGAAAGGGCTACGGTCATGGAAATGCGTGGCGATACGGTGGTAATCCAGGACGATAACGGGCAAATGCTGCGCTTGCCGGTAGATGTTTTTCCTTTCGTTCCCACTGAAGGGATGCGCCTGGCCCAGGCAGTGGTCGTGGAATCGACCGAAGATGCCATTGTGGCCCAGGTGGACGAGGAAACAGTGGAAATACCGGCTGACGAGGTAACGATGCCCTTTGATGTGGGCGACTTTTTCTGGATGCCGGAGCCGCCCGCGGGGCCCGAAGATCTTCGCGATGAGGCTCCGGAAGAAATGCCGGAGATGCCCGAAGAGATGCCGGAGGCTGAAGAAATAGAACCGGCCCCGGAACAGTACATGCTTCCTGAAGAAGAGATGGGAGAAGAACGCCGCCGCAGGAGGTAGTTAATTGTGGTAGAGCTTATCTACGATCCAGAAGACAACAGCTACGATGTTTTCTACGACGGAACTTTAAAGCTGTCAACCATGCTGCTTGATGAAGCTTTGGAAGAGTTCAACAAATACTGCGATATAAGTGCGAGGTTTGAGCATTGAGCACCTATACCATCAAAGTACAATACGAACCTAATGATCGGCAGTCTGAATTTCATGCCCGCGGGGAAACCGAGGTAGTGTACGGCGGTGCCAAAGGTGGCGGTAAGTCCTGCGCTTTGGTTATGGAGGCTTTCGCTTACGGGTTGGAGCATCCCGGGGCGGAAATTTATATGTTCCGGGAAACCTACGACGACCTGGAGGCTAATTTAATCCAGGAATGGAAAAAGCGCGTGCCGCCGGAGCTTTATAATTATCACGAAACGAAGCATACTGCTACATTAAATAACGGCAGCACGGTGAAGTTCCGCTATATTCGCGATAAAAAGGATGCCGATCAGTACGACGGCCGTTCGATTGATGCTATCTTTGTCGATGAGCTTACCAAGCACGAAGAAGCGTCCATCCAGCAGCTTTTGTCTTGTCTGCGTTCACCGCAAGGGTTCCCGCCGCGTTTCAGGGCTTCTTGTAACCCCGGTGGGATCGGCCACCAGTGGGTTAAGAAGCGTTACATCATTCCCACTCAGAAAGGTCAAAAGACTTACCAGGATCAGATTTCGGGTAATACGATTGCCTTCGTTCCTGCTACCGTTTACGACAACTACGCCATTATGATGAATGACCCGGCTTACGTGCGCCGGCTGGAAAACCTGCCGCCGAAAAAGCGCCAGGCATTCTTGCACGGCGACTGGGAGATGTACGAAGGCCAGGCTTTCGAGGAATTCGACCATGATATTCACGTAATCGAACCCTTCGAGATACCGGAGCACTGGTTTCGCTGGATCAGCGTGGACAACGGCTATACCGATAATTTCGCCTGGTACTGGTTTGCAGTGGACGAAGAGGGTTTTGTCTATATTTACCGGGAGTTTACCCGCCAGAACCAGGATCCGAAGCTAACTTATTCCGAGCAGGCCAAAAGGGTCTTGGAGCTCTCTACCCACAAAAAGATCGAGCATGGCCGGGTAGTAGAAAAACGTGAGCCGATCAGCGTGGTTTACGCGGGCCATGATGCTTTTGCCACGCATCCACTGGCTGCCGGGAAAACGATTGCGCACTATTACCAGCAGGCTGGTTTGAAACCGGTAACTTCATCTATTCCCGACCGGGTTTTGCGCAAGGCTACCTGGCATGAGTACCTGCGGCCGTTTCAGTACGGTGACCAGACGGTGGCCAAGGTAAGGATCTTTAGTAATTGCGAAATGCTTATCGAAACCTTACCGATGATGTGCGAAGACGAAAAAGACCTGGAAAAGGTAGAGGAATCGGGGATAGACCACTGGTATGACGGTGCCGGGTATGGCTTGATGAGCTTTCACTTAAACCAGAGTCGTAAAAAGACTACTCCGATGCCGCAAAATAAGCTTCCCTATCCTTTAAGGACAGAAGAGGACGAAAAGGTTGTGCCGGATGATCCTTACGCCGGCTGGTAAAAGGGGGTAAAAGTTTTGGATTATTTATTGTTGACTGTGCTGGTCTTTTTGGCCAGCTTTTTTGGTTCCAGTTTAGCGAGGTTGTTGCAGGGTGAAAAGAAAAGTGATGGTACAACTGCTGAGCCAAGTATAAAGATAAACCCGCTGGAAAATATCAACAGGATGCGCAAAGAAAAAAAGGCTGAGAAAAAGAGCAAAATTGATGAAGATACGATGCAGGACTGGCTTTACGGCATTGGCAAGAAAGGGGAGTAAGAGATGGCTGAAAATAATAAGCAGGATCCTTTAACTTTAGAAATTCCCGAAGAGGATCGCGAACAGGCCGAAAAGATAAATAAAAAACTCGATGCGGCACAAAATTATAAGCAATCCAGTAATTTATACGAGCAGTGGAACGAGTATCAAAACTTCTGGGAAAGCGACCAGTGGCCGCAAGCCAACGAGAAAACGAAGAACTACCCGCGGCCGTGCACCAATCATTTCGCAGAAATCATTGATATGAAAGTGGCCGGCCTAACCTACGAGAAGCCATCGATTTACTTCGAGCCGAAGAAAGGCTCTTTAAAAGACGACTACCGGGTGCCGGTCGAGCCAGTCGAAGACGACGAGAAGCAAGAAGAAGGGGTTATGGAAATAACTCCGGCGGAATTGCTTAATAACATGACTGAAGATGTGATGGGACAAAATGACATAGAAAACGTTTTAGAACACTTCTGCCGGTCTGCGGCCCTGCTTGGCAATGGCATTTTGCATGTTTACTGGGATAACACTATATCGGAGACCGGGATCGGGGCCTATATCGGTGAAGTCAAGGTCATGGAAATAGATATTGCCGACTTCTACGTGGGCGATCCCAAAGAGCAGGATATCCAGAAGCAACCCTACATTATGATTACCGAGCGGCGTCCGCTGGAGCAGATCAAAGACGACTACCGGATTTACGCCGACGAGGTAGTTTCTACCCTGCAGGCGGAAGCGCCACAGGACAAGCGCAAGCACTATGATTACGAGCATATCGAGCAGGAAGAAACCGATTATGTGGACGTGATTCACTACTGGGAAAAGCGTGTGGAAAGAGAAGAAAAGGAATTTAAAGGAAAACCGGTAACGGTGCATAACATTTGTGTCGATTATTACGTGGTCTGTCAGGAAAAGATTATCCGCAAGCACGAGGACTTTTATCCGAATAAAAAATATCCGTTTGTTAATTTTGCCTGGATGCCGCGGCGCAAGAATTTTTATGCCAAGCCGGAGTCCGCTGACTTGATTAACAACCAGAAAGAGCTCAACCGTTTGCAGGGAATTGCTCTTTTAGGTGCCTATAAGACCGGGTTGCCAAATATAGTCTACAAGGAGCATTTTGTAAACCGTGAAGATATCCCCGTTGGCCCCGGGGGTAACGTCATTAAAGACGAAACTCCGCCGGGACAGGGCTGGAGTGTGGATTATTTGCAGCCGCCTACGGTTGCTTCTTACATACCGCTGTTGCGGGATGCTATCACCAGCGGTATGCGGGAAGTCTCCGGTGTACACGAGGCATGGTCAGGCCAGGCCCCGAGTGCGCACTTAAACGCCAGTGCCATTATGGCTTTGCAGGAAGCTGCCGGGGTAAGGATCCGCGGGATTCAGCGGCGGTTCTTCTCCGCAGTGTGTGACATGGGCGAGCTTATTTTAGGCTTCATGAAGCAATACTATACTGAGAAAAGGCTTTTTAGGGTATTTGTTAGGAACATTGAAGGTTTGGCCTGGTTCGATAAGACCAGGTACGATAACCTGCAGTTCGACGTGAAGGTCAGCAAGGCTTCTGCTTCGCCGTATGCGAAGACGGTGATTGCTTCTACGCTGGATAATATGCTCGAAAGAGGGGTCATTGATGGTGACCTTTACATGCGTATGCTGCCGCCGGAAGTATTCCCGAAGGCGAAAGAGTTACTCGAACTGAAGGAAAAACGTACCGAAGAGCAGCAGCAGATGATGTTAGAGCAGCAAAAAGCGATAGTTGATGAGACCGTGGCTAAGGTGGTAGAGCAGGCCCGTCAAGATGGTGTAGAAATAACACCGGAAGCCCTGCAGGAAATGCGCGAGATGATTAAAGAAGCCTCGCAGGAACAAGGGCTGTAGGAGGATATTGTTATGTCGTCATATTTTACGACTTCCTTGGTGTCTGTTAAGTCGGATTGGAAAAATAAAAAATGTTACCTGGAATGGGTTGTTGATGAAGTCTATGAATTCCACGCGCACGCTATAGAAGTCGAGGGAACCGAGGTTTCAACCTTATACTGCCCGGCGATATGGCCTGAAGAATTATACGCTTATGTGTCGGGTGGAGAGGTTGAAGAAGTGGAATATTTCCTGTCTGCCGACTTCCCGGCAGTATTTGAGGAAGTCCAAGCGGCTGGTTTTGACACTATAGATATCGCCTGCTCTTTACCGCTTTACGGTGATTTAGTAGGCAAGCAATCAGCTTTTACGGTTAAAGATTCCTGGGACGAGGGTTTCGCGGTAACGGCTACGGCTAAAAAACACGGCGACGAAACAGTTATAAGATTAACTGTTGATTGGTTTGAAGCAGCGGTAGGCGACCTCACTGTCACTTACACGCACGCGACTGCGCCGATATACGCACAGGTTGAAGGCGGTTGCTTGATGGAGTTAGACGATTTCAGCCTGACTTTCGACCCCGGCTAAGACCCTCCGGCAGGTTGGCATGACAACACAATCACGGTTGAAGGAACTGAACTTGACGTTGACTTTAAGGTTGCCACTTACCATGACGCGGAAGGCGCAGATCATACTATTACGGTCGAAGGAACAGAAGTTTGTGTTGACCTGATTTACATCGATCCCGGCGATCCATAAACCGACAGCGGCTGGTAGTGATTAAATTTTAAGGAGTTGATAAAGTGGGCTATTCAAGCGCAGAAATATTAAGAGATGAAAACGGCAACCCCATACCACAATACTATGATACAGATGCCGGAGTTTTTAAGCCGCTCACGGAAGCGGAAATATCAGCTTTAGCGGGGGTGGCGGTTAGTGGCACGGTTGAGGTAAGCAACCAGCCGACCGAGATCGATGTCAACAACTTCCCCGCTACTCAAACAGTTGATGGTGNGGTTGATGTCAATAACTTCCCGACAAGTATCGAGGTAGAAAACCCTACGGGGGAAAGTTTAGCGGTTAGTGGCACGNTTGAGGTAAGCAACCAGCCGACCGAGATCGATGTCAACAACTTCCCCGCTACTCAAACAGTTGATGGTGCGGTTGATGTCAATAACTTCCCGACAGG